ACAACCCAAATGTCAAACGATAAAGGCACTTGGTTTGGTTGGGAAGTAAGTAAGGTTGGACCCATAACTGATCAATCACTTTATCAACAAGCGAAAACGTTTTCTGAAAGTATCTCTAAAGGTTCTGTCAGAGCGAAACACGGCGAAGATAAACCAAAAGATCAAGGCATTATCTAATTCTCTAAGAGAATGAGCGCACCGTGTGGGCCTAGAGGGAGACTGAAGGGCCCACACAGGATAAAGTTATGAATAAAAGATATATAGAATATTTTGATGGTTATCGTGCTGCTTACGGGTTAGCTGACTTTGAACATGAAGAAGCAATAGTAGATCCAGAAAGCGGAAAGAAGAAGCCAGTATACAGATGGAATTACGAACCTCTAACTGAAAAAGTTTACCAGGCTCATCTAGAAGGTAAAATTTCCATTGGCATACAACCATGTAATGAAAATTCAGAAGCAAGACTGGGTGTTATAGATATTGACCCAAACGACTACGATGATTTTAATAAGAAAATTTTTATCGACGTAATACAGGATTATAATCTACCTTTAATACCGATTGAATCTAAAAGTGGAGGACTACATCTTTGCTTATTCATGGATAATTTTATAAATGCAAAAGATATTGTATCTTTCTTAACTAACCTACTTCCTCTTTTTAAACTAAAACCCAACAACGAAATATTTCCCAAACAAACAGAACTCACAAAACATGAAGAAACTGGAAAATTAAAACCAGGACAATTTATTAACCTACCTTACTATGGAGACAAGAGACATGCTTTAAATATAGATGGTACACCATTTAAATTAGACCAATTTTTACAGGTTGTAGAAGCCAATCTAGTCTCAAAAGATCAATTAAAAACTATTACCGCAGGTTTAGATAAAAAAATATACGAAGGGGTTAATGAAGATTTTATTGATGGTCCACCTTGTCTTGCAGACGTATCTAAAATATCTAACAAAAAAGGTTTTGATGGTAGGGATAGATTTTTATACAACTATCACGTATTAGTTAAGATGAAACATCCCGATGATTGGGAGAAGAAAGTAAAGAACGCTCCCGTTAAATTTTTTGACGAGGCACATGCTCTTGCGTGGTCGGATCAAAAACTAAAATCTAAAGTAAATTCTTGGACTAAAACTGAAAAAGGTTATACCTGTACTGCAGACCCTATTGCTAGTTTTTGTAAAAAGGGCATCTGTGTTAAGAAAAAATTTGGAGTTCTTTCAGGGTCAAGAGGATCTTATCCTGTTTTAACTAATTTAAGAAAGATAGAAATTTTTGAAGAACCTGAATATGAATTTGATGTGATTAAACCAGACGGCATTGGTAAAGTAACAATACACTGCCGATCTGTAGAACATTTAAATGATCAACGGAAAAGAAGAAACGCAATTTCAAAAGATGCAGGATTTTTACCACCCTTAATTAAAGGAGACGCAGAACAAACTGTAATGGATGAATTATATAAAACACAAACTACAGTATCTCCACCAATAGGAACTTCTCCTAAAGAAAAACTACATGATGTTTTACATGCAAAAATAAATGGACCAAGAGCAACAACAGACGCCGCATTTAAAAGCGGATCAGTACTAATGGAAGATGGTTATGCCTTTTTTAAATTTGATAAATTTTATGATAGATTAAAAGCTAAAGATTGGAAATATAAAGAAGAAAAAACAGGACGTATAATGGTAACAACTTACCGGGAATGTGAAATACAGTTTCTAGATCAAAAAAGGTTTCCTGTTAAAGACAAGGGAAAATATAATTCTTCTACTAAGAATGTGGTGCAAATAAACATAAAGTCCTTTGAAGAAATCCCTATATATCACGATAAAATAAAACATCAAACGGAGATAATGTAATGGCAGCTAAAATGGATTTAATAACCGTGGTTTTATTCACAGCACTTTGGATATATTTAAATTTAGGATTATGATCAGTAGAAAAATATACGGGCCTCCGGGAACAGGGAAAACAACCAAGCTCATTAACTACGCAAAAACTTTTTATAAACTTGGAACTCCTTTAGATAAGATAGGTTATTTTGCATTTACAACAAAAGCAGCTACAGAAGCTGTTAATAGAATGCTGGATACTTTTAAACATTTACAGAAAAAAGATTTAAAACATTTCCGCACTCTCCACTCACTGGCTTTCTGGAGATTGGGTATGAAAAAAAGTCAAGTAATGCAAGATGAACATTATGAAGATATAGGGAGACAGGTTGGTATTGAAGTAACAATTTATTCTGACGGCCAAGAAACAACAGGGTTTGTGGATTCCAATAGTGAATATTTTAACCTAATAAATACAGCTAGAATCAAGGGCATATCTATAGAAGATGAATATAACACCGGCATGTATTCGTACGAACTTGAAAAAAATTTATTACATATTTTAAACAAAGAATTAACTAACTATAAAGAATCTTTTAAGCTGTATGATTTTACCGACATGATTGAAAAATTTAATGTGGCGAAATTGTGTCCAAAATATGACCTGGTGTTTATTGATGAGGCACAAGATTTATCTCCAATACAATGGGAAATGGTGGAAATTTTACGTAAAAACTCCAAATATGTTATACTAGCAGGAGACGACGATCAAGCAATTTATGGCTGGGCTGGTGCGGACGTTAAAAAATTTCAAGATATTACATCTAAAAAAGACATTATCTTGCCACAATCTTATCGGGTTCCAAAAGAAGTACAGAATATAGCTGATAAAATTTTAGATAGGATTCCAGATGAACGAAGAATAAAAAAGATTTGGAAAGCAAGAGACGAAGAAGGAGTTGTTAATTATATTAGTTCAATAGAAGATGCTCCTTTAGAAAAAGGTGATTGGTTAATACTAGCTAGAACTAACGACAGACTCGAAAAACTTAAACCCATTCTTAAGGATCTCGGAGTTTATTTTCAATATAGAGGTCGTAAAAGTTTCAGGGCGACGTTGTTTAAAAGTGTTTTAAACTACACAAGATGGCAGAATAAAAATGATCAACTTTCCTTAAGTGAAATAAAGGACGTATTAGACTGTGTTCCTTATACCAATAATTTAAAAGAAGAAAGACTGTATGATTTAAAAGAATTTGGTTTTAGTCATACTCAGCGATGGTATGATGTATTCACAATTAATCCTGAAGAATGTTTATATATTAGAGAATTATTGAGACATAAAGAAGAATTAAACAAAACTGCAAGAGTTCAATTATCCACAATACATTCTGCAAAGGGTGGTGAAGCAACAAATGTTTTACTTATTTTAGATAATACAAAAACAATTAGAGAAGCAGTAGAAAAAAATTGGGAAAAAGCAGATGAAGAAAACAGAGTTTGGTATGTAGGGGTTACAAGAACGCGCCAAAATTTATATATCATGACAGCTAAAAAGGAGGCCAATGGATATGACATCGAAAGTCTACAATAAACAAGTTGGAGGATCTCACTATAAAGATATGGTGATTCAGCCAAGTGAGTTTATAAACAGGAATAAATTGCAATTTGCAGAAGGAAATGCTATTAAATATATTTGCAGACATGCACATAAAGGAGAAGCACAAGATTTAGAAAAAGCCAAACATTATATTGATATGATTATTGAAAGAGATTATGGAGATGAGACACAAAAAAGTCAGGTCTTTAAATCAAGAAAGGGGTCCAATGAAAATTCCTAAGTTTGAAGCACAGACTGAATGGGTTAAACCTACAGAGTTTCCAGACTTACGTCAGGTAGAAGAGATTGCAATAGATTTAGAAACAAGAGATCCTGATTTAATTAAAAAAGGATCAGGTTCTGTTATTGGTAATGGAGAAGTAATTGGTATTGCAGTTGCAACAAAACATTACAAAGGATATTTTCCAATTGCTCACGAAGGTGGTGGTAACATGGATAAACAACGTGTCCTGGCCTGGTTAAAAGATGTATTAGAAGCACCATCTACAAAAATTTTTCACAATGCTATTTACGATGTCTGTTGGTTAAGGGCTATGGGCTTTAAAATAAACGGCGATATAGCATGTACTATGATTGCCGCAGCCGTAACTGACGAGAACAGATTTCGTTACGATCTCAATAGTTTATCTTGGCATTATCTAGGTTATGGTAAAAATGAAGCAGCACTAGCAGAAGCAGCTTCTGAATGGGGCATTGATCCTAAAGCAGAAATGTACAAACTTCCGGCTATGCATGTTGGATCTTATGCAGAAAGAGACGCTGAAGTAACCTTTGGTCTTTGGCAAGAAATGAAAAAAGAAATTATTAATCAGGACTTGGAAGATATATTTGATTTAGAATCTGATTTATTTCCGTGCCTGGTTGACATGAGATTTAAGGGTGTGCGCGTAGATATTGAAAAAGCACATGCAATGAAAACAGAATTTAAAAAAGCAGAACAAGATTTATTACATAAGATAAAAGGAGAAACTAATATTGATACACAGATCTGGGCAGCAAGAAGTATAGCTAATGTATTTGATGTATTAAGATTAGAGTACCCACGTACAGAAAAAACTGAAGCACCATCATTTACT